TGATATCAATGCCCTAGAGCTAATGGATGAACTAGACCTGATGCGATTTGATGGGGACATCATAGACTTCCTGTAGCAGGGAGGGGGCCCATGCCCCACCGACATTTATCCGATCTGACATAATATATATAGTCACAAAATATCTTTACGATGCTATTGACTTTTTCCCCAGTTTCTGGCATAATAGATATAACCTAGAGAAAGTATAACCCCAATGCATGTACTACAATGGATAGCAGTAAAAGATGTTAGTGCCGAAGACGCATTCTACACAGTCAGAGATAATTTAGAGAGTTATCTAAATGAGGGTGGCGGTGCTTGGTACGATTGGTTTGTAGCAGGTGGAGGTCGTTGGAACTCAAATGCTGATAACTACAATGAAGACCAGTCTATGACTATCTCTGCTAATGAAGTAGGACATAGCGTATTCATTGCTAAGATAAGTGAATGCATGGAAAATCGTCTTCAGGAATTCAAGAACTACCGCAAGCAGTTTGAAGAGCGTGATGTTGATATCAATGCTAAGTTAGATAGTTATACTGGAGATATTGACTTCTCCTTTGACCTGTACCCCCTTTCTAAAATGATTGACCTAATGCAGGGCAACTGGGATTTCAATTCATACTTCTTTGATATGGAACACCACTCAACTCAAACAAAATATGTTCTAGAAAGCCTTGACAAAGGCGAGAATTACTGGTATCTTATACCTGTAGACTTTCACTTCTAAGGAGACCCCAATGTCTAAATTTATGACCTACGATTACTGGGTAGATAACTTCAAGCCAATCAAGAACACAATCACTAAATACCCTGACGTTCTTCACTTTGAAACCTATGGTGAAGAGCAAGAGTTTGTTCAGAAAGCAGATAACAAATATATCTGGACTGAAGTAGACGGTGATAGTGGCAGTTACATTATTGCTGGTTGGCACTGGGTAAATCGTATTCACTATTACATTACCGAGAACCCTTGGGAAGACGAATTCACTGAAATTCCTACTTGGTGCTACCGTCGCTGCGACTGCACTGAAGAAGAGGGTTTTGAAGACGGTAATCCAGACTGCGAAGAATGTGAGTATGGTGACATTGACATTCCTTGCGACACAGTTGAAGATTTGAAGTCAATCTATGGAGAGGATAACCCAGACATTGTTGGTTAAAAAATATACTCTGATTATTGACGAGTTATGGGAAAAAGAAATCCTAACTAAGATGTGGCCATACGTAGAAGCAGGCGAGGTCCTGCAACTACTAGACGAAGAGTCGATCGAAATCTGTGATGACTGCCAATCGTTCTTGACAAAAGAGGATGGAGAGATTATCATGGATGTATATAGGTGTGATGCTCAACAAGAGTTCTGCTTGAACTGCTGTGGGTGTCCAGAACACGAAGGACCATACTATGAGTAATAATTTTAAAGAATATGATTTGAATATCTTCTATGCCGAACATTGGTCCGAGGAAGAGGGTACCACCTGGGATGACGTATATACAGTTCAACCTAGTGTCTATTCTTATAATGAAGATACAGATGCAGTAACTAGACAGTATATGGAATCATTTAAACTATCATTGCTAGAGACACGTGCACTTGCTCCAGACTTCCCTATGGAATATTGGGGTAATGATTTCTTCTTGTCTCTTAATACTTTCTATGATATGGCCAAGACTATCCCTGGTCGTGTCAAGCAAATTCTGTCAACACTACCCCCTGTAGACGAGGTTGCATTCGAAAGCGACGAGACCAAGTGGCTGGACAGGCTATTTGTATAATTAATCTTCCTGGTTGAGCTTAGCTCCTAGGAACATGCGGATGGCATACGGCTAAGGGGTTGGCCGTCATTCGCTGGGGAGGCACAGGATTTACCTTTCTGGTCTTGTGCTTCCCCTTTATTTTTGGTATAATGTGATGTGAGGATAATGCGACAACTAAAAAGTAATGAAGAAAAGGTAGCGGAGAAGATAGCAAAACTGATAGAGGGATTGACACTTGATTTGGAAGAAGTTGGAAAATACTTTGGTAGATTTTTACCCTCAACCTTGTATCACCGACTAATGGTTATTGCTGAAAGTGCTAAGTTTGAAAGGGAAGAAAATGGAAGTATCGAATGAGGAAATGATAGGAACGCTTTATTCGTTCTGGGCAATGTATAACTCAAATGATGAAAGACACCACAAGTATAGTAACTTCAACTTCCAATACGGCGGTATCGTGGAGATGGCCGTTCACTATAATCCATTGGGTTGGGTAGAAGAACTAAGTCCTGCTGGCTGGGAAAAGATTGAGCAAGCATACAATGAACTGATTGAACTTGGCTGGGGGTAGTGACTATGAAGAGTAACGCCTCTACACCATTCATAAATAAAGTAAACATACTAGCAGAACTATGGATCGATTATAAGAATGACGAAGAGTTTGTTGACTTCATCGAATACAATGACATGGGGTTACCCCTAGCGTATTTCATAGCAAATGATGTAGTAAAACCAACAGTGATGGCAGAGAGATTTGTCAATGAAACTTTTGATTTGCTACTCGCTGCTCTTGAGATAGAAGAAGACACAGGGTTTGATTCTTTGGATGATTTGCTAGCTGGCTAGGTGGGGGCCCCCTGGGGGGTCATACTTTTCCCCAAATGTCAATACCAAATTTATAACAAATAGATTACGATTGCAGGATATTTTTCCCCAAAAAAGGATTACGATCACTATCTATTTTGCTAGATATCAAATAAGATTACGATGGACTTGTATTTTTTCCCAAATCATGGTAAAATGGAGCTATGAGCCCTAGACATTTTCATAAAGCTATGAATAACCCTATTCACTATAGGGATATCAAGCCAGGTATGAATCTATGGTATGCTTTCTTTTCTATTACAGGTATAGATAAGAGTATTACGAAGCTATTCTCATATACCCCCGATTTGATCCAAGATAATACTGCGGAGCATGCCGAAGGCAGGGTAGATCAAACATCTCTTGATACCCAAAATCCCCTATATAAATAACATTACGATCCACATAAAATTATCCACAGGGTTTTCCCAAATTGTGGATAACTTTTGTTAAATAAGATTACGAACCATGTATATTTTTCCACAAATTGGGGATATTTTTATATAAAAAATACTTGACAAAATGTACAAAATGTGCATATTTAAATATAACGATTTGATAAAAAGCCTTGACAAATGGGGATATCTGTGATTTGGGGGATTTGGGGATATAACAATTTGATTACGATGGCCTCCATTTTGGTGCTCAATACTCCATTTATCTCCACTTTCCTCCACTTATCAACATCCTGTGAATAACTCAGTAAGATTTATATCTCAAATAACACATCAGAAATAGCCCTAAATAGCCTTCTATGGGGTCATAGAGACACTTTCACATCTGTTTGATAACTACAGTTCCCCTACATCCAAATGGTCTTCAGAAGCCATATCCTCAAGTATTTTATCAAGATGGATTGATCTACGAAACATATTGAGAATCTCCTCACCTGTTACTTCTCCTGAGTATTCTTCATATTCAAGAGTGTAGATTCTATCTGGTATTATGTGATATCTAAATTTATTTATCATATAGGGGATTTGGTCTCTCAATTCTTATACCGTGCAGATTTTTCAATAGTCTTTTCTGCCCAGCCAAATGCCATTGCCATCAAAGAAATAGCTAGAATTACTAGGAATCCAATAGCTATTACGATCCAGGCATTAGGTGGCATGATTGATATTACGAACCAAATTAGAGAACCTATCATAGCTAGTGCAGCTAGAGACATAGTTACTATAGTTCCCCAAAAGATAGTCTTTGCTAGTAGTAGTTTCATTCTGGCTTTCTCCATTCATCATTATCTACCGCCGATTCTTTGGCGTTGTGCTTCTTTACCATGGTTAGCACATCCATAGCCTGCATTGGCTCTTCTTTTAGCCAGTCAATGCTTTCAATATTATCTACAAGTAATTCAATTATTTCATGATGGTTGTCCTTTTTACCGATATTATAACCGTGATTCCAACCCATATCATACGCTTGTTGAACAAGCTTTAGCTTTCGTTTAAACAGATTCCTGATCATCTAACCAACCCTCTACATCGTTCAATGAATGGTAGGTAGTCTTAACTAGCTTAATGACCTCACGCTTGTTTTTAAACTTAGACTGTTCAATGAGTTCAACGACTCTATCGTTCTCTTCAATCCCACCAACAACCCTGTTAATCTTCATATACATAGTTACTTCTGGAAATATTTTGAACGCAAGCCATTCTCTAAATCGTTCAAATTGCATTTCTACGTAGTTGTACCATTCCATTTAGTATTCTCCTTTGATAACATCCTGCAACCATTCAAGGCTACTTACAACCTCTGGATAGTCGCTATTTTCAATGAACTGGTCAATGATGCCATTGATGCGTTCACGCTCACGGTCAATAATAAACTGCTCATACTTCGCCCGAAGGTGAGTCAACTCTTGCACCGTTTCGCCATAAGGCATATACTCATTCATTTACTTCTCCCCTACAACATCCATCACAGCCGTGTATTCCACGACCGTTTTTATCTAAGTTAATTTCATCTGGATCTGGGTGACCAATTCCATGTGAACAGATACGTTCCATCATATTCTTATCTCCACGCCATAGCTGGGGAAATGCCCTCATTGAGTGGTCACTGCGATTATGTATAGTACAATATTCACCCTTGCAAGCATTTGCTCTATGCATCCATGCAAAGAATTTGGTAGTATGTTCCAAAGTAATAATTGGATCTAGATGATAGCAATCCCCTTTTTGGCAATTAGCACAATCTAGTTTCACTAGCTCTCCTTTTCTGGATTGGCTGCAATATAAAATTCAATATTATTTGTATAAGTCTTGTTTAGCCACGAGCAAGCCTTCATGTTTCTATTTAGTTCGCTTAGCTTGATATGATCAGCCTGAGCATGTGCTAGGATTTCCTCAAAGCGATTACGAATCTGCTCAATTTCTGCATTGAAAGACATACGATAGTAGTCAATGTGCATCTGTTCCAATTTAGTTCTCCTTGTGTGTTACCCAATAGTAGTTGCACTTCTCACAGCATGGCTCATTATTGGGGTCAATAACAGCACTGGCAAAGTGGTTGTAGTATGCATCGTCTTTACGATACAGGTTAGCTTTGTGTGTAGTAGTTACACGCTTCATAATGGTCTTATTGTTATACCATTCTGGGATTCCGTTACCCCAGTTCTTGATAGTCGCTACACGCAACTGAATAAGATTGTCCTTGTTCTTATCGGTCTTAATACCACGGCGATCAGCCTCACGAATCATCGCTAGGATATAATCAAAAAGGGTAACCTCAAAGCCACGCCACATTTTGACGGCAGGGTGATTACGCCACGCTGCTTTTGGGTCTGGGTTGTTCAAAACCTTAAGAATCTGATAGCCCTCTAGAATCTGCTTGTTGAGTCTGCGAGAGTCTAGGGCATGTGCTGACTTGTCAAAGTCCTTGTATGGTAGAAAAGTTTGCATGTATGTCTTTCATTTAACGGAAACTGTATATCTATTTTACCCTGATTGGGCAGCTTTGTCAAGCATTTTGATAAAGATTGAACATATAATCAGACCAATAGTCGTGGAATGAGGTGCCAGGATGTGCCCCAGCATCGGCAGCAATTAGGGAATACTTCTTTTCCTTGCCCTTCTTTTGATTGTCGTACTTGAATACCTCAAACTCCATCTGATTAGGATTGATTGGATGAAAGCTTTCAAAGCCACTCAGCAAAAGGGTAACTGAGTTTTCCATAGAATGCATTCTCTCAGAGTCCATCAACTGCTCTTTCCAGTGTGGCCTTTCAACATCACTACCTGGATAATAAATCTTGTCTTCATATCCAGGGAATAGTCCACGGTCACATCCTGCGATATCTGCTACCCAAGTAGAAGCAATTAGCTTAATCCCAGCAGCCTTACAATACATATCTAAAGCAAAGTAAGCATTGTAGATTAATCCCCCCAAAACTTCGGCACGATCAGGAAATGGTGTACTTGCATCCATGGGCATTACGTACTTCATATCCCTACCAGGGTCTGGAAGAAAGATAAAAATAGCATCTGGCTTGCCATAGTCATTAATATACTTATATACATAGTTTATAATCTCGGTGCAAGTAAAGCCAGACTGAGCAATATTATAAAAACCATCTACGGATTTAGTTTCCGCAATTTTTTGGTATGTCTTATAGCCCCAAGTATCTTCTTTTTCTAGGCCATCCCCCATAGTCATAGAGCATCCTGCAAATAGGATATGTTCCCCAACATGCTCAGTTTTAAAAGGATCGGATCGCCATCCCCCAGAAGATTTAGGAAGATGATTTTGGAAAGGTTGGTTAATAATTAATGGTCCAGATAATTTCATATTTTAAGTATACCAGAGAAGGGTGCTTGGGACAAGCGTTTGGGTCTCTTATTTACCGCCGAGCTTTAAGCGATATTGTTTTTTACGCCCGAAAGGCCTTCGGCTAAGTTAGCAAGCTTTGGGCAACCGTCATGGTCACAATCGCCGTCTGCCAAATAGTCCTCACATGTCTGTGTATCTAACAGCTTAATTACTGTTTCAAGTGCTGCACGAAATCCCTTGTTATATTGATCCTTGCCAATATTCTCAAAGTCAGATAGCTTCATATTAGCTATATTGTTAAAATCCATAATGCTCCATTCAATTTATATTTATATTTTACACCATTTCGGGCTAGATGTCAATGCTGCTATGGTATCATTAGTGTATGAGAACAGCAGTCGTCACCAGCTTTGATAAGAATTATTATGAACATTCAATGGTGTTCATGAAGTCACTTGGTCTTAACTACCATGGCCTGAGCCTGGACGTTATCTGCCTAGTTCCTGCAGAACTTTTACCATTAGAAAAAGAATATGCCAAAACAGTTAATCAAAGTAATCTTAACATTCAGTTTAGATCATCCAAGGATTTTGATGAATTTTCAGACGCTGGTAATGCATGGGACTTTCATTACATAAGCAAAAATTGTTCGCACAGACTATTCATTGGCTCCATTCTTCCAGATTATGACGAAGCAATATATATAGATCCAGATACTGTTGTTAGAAGAGACTTTTCTGCTATCCTTAACTATCCTAGAAGAGGAAAGTTCCTGGCTGTTATTGAGCCAGTCAATACCGCTGCCAGAAGCTTTAATGATATTGACAGGCCATACTTTAACAATGGTGTATTTATAGCAGACTTAACATACTGGAGAGATGAAAATATAGAAGGCAAAATGATTGAATGGACCATGAAAAATGGTCAGACATCTTTTCCAGATCAAGATGTAATGAATGCCATACTGCTTGACGTTCTTTCACCACTATCACTAAACTTTAATTTCTTTTCTTGGGTTGCTGAGGCTAATCAGCATACCGCCCAAGAGTTCAATGACCCATTAATTGTACATTTTGTAGGTAGGGAAAAACCTTGGATATTTAAAAACAAAATTAACTTTAATAGATACTATGGTGATTGGTGGAAGTACCACGAAATACTTACAGCCAGTCCTCGTAAGGAATCTCTACAATAGGAAACTGTTCCTGGCATGAGTGGCAGTAGTGGGTTGGTCTAAATCCCTTCGGCATTCCACCTAGAACAATATCGTCGGTCTTAGCCATTTGGATTAATTCTGGTGTTGGATAGCCGTAAATAATATTAACAAGTTCACCATTACATATTGGACAATTATTCATAATAATACCAGTATATCATACCGTGGTATAATTGATGGGTGGATCAGGACGAAATCCTTGAATATTCTGCCAAAATAATTGAAAAATTAGGTCCAGAAGCCGAAGAAATTTTTGCACTAGGAGTGCATTACGAACGCATTGCCATTTTCTCTAAGCTTAGAGACCTAATATGCGAGAAAGATTTGTCTCACGATACCGTTGCCTCTGACATCCTTGCTTGGGCATGGGAACAATTATCGAATAACTAGCTCTTGGGTTTTATCTCTAGACAACCAAATAGGAATTGAATATCTATTTTCAGTTACTTCATTAACCGCATGCAGATTTTCCAAATCTTTGCTGTCGAAGAAGACTAGGTCTCCTGCTTTTGGAGATATGGTTAAATCTCTTTTTGGAAAGACAATCTCTCCATTGCCCTCCAATGTATTTAAATAAAGCATTATGTTATAATCCAGGTGATGATTTTGTCCACCTGGATTTGGATCTGCATCATAATGCTTACCCATATACGAACCTGGAAGATGCTTAGATAGAAAGAATGAGGTAAGATAGAGTTCATCTTCTTTATAGAAATATTTTGTTAACTCTATAATTTCATTAAATATTTTGTTAAGATCTTGACTAATACCATCTATCTTTGAAAACTCAAAGTTTGCTTCGTCTGGGAATTCATCATCCCTGCCAAACTTAATGGTATATCTTTTTTGAGGATAGCCAAGACCCTTATATAGAATCATGTTGTCTATATTGTTATCAATAAAATTAATATATTTGCTACATTCTTCAATAGAGAGGAATCCTTCAAGTATTTCTATATTAGTCATACGTTGCCCCCTCGGTAGGGATCGAACCTACGACGCACGGATTAGAAGTCCGACGCTCTATCCACTGAGCTACGAGGGGTTGTTTCATTAGTTGTTTGCTCTAAACTGACGAAGTCTGTCGCAGTTAGCACAAATAAATTTCAACTGTGAAATCTTCCTCTTTGACTCTTCAAATGTTTCTTTATCTACTACAGATGCGACGATCCTTGCTACATCTGTTCCATCGAATGCATCTAGTTGGCTCTGGTGAAGATATTGGCTACATGCAATGCAGGGACGCTTAATCTTATAGTTATCAATGTATGTTAGCACCTTTGCAGGCCACTCAGAGTTTGCTGGTGCTGCAGCTATAGGAGTAGGTGCCTGGCTATCCTTTAGATAGTATGCCACCGTACCCTTTGAACAACCTAGAAGTTCGCTAATTTCCCCATAGGTCTTGCCTTCTGAACGTAGGCGTAGAATGTCTTCTTTGTAATTACTCATATATATAGTATACCCTTTCGGTTTTATGTTGTCAAGTTATTGTCTGGACTAAATGAAGAAATTAAGTTGCATATTTGAATGCATACAAAATCTACTTCTGGATTATTGCTAATAAAATTTTCATCTCCATAAAAAGCTTTTTCACCAAGTTTAAAAAGATCACCAAAAACTTTTTCAGAAGCTGTTCCTTCTTTATAGCCAAAACTAATGATGTTATATCCAGAAGATGTATCTAATTTAGCATAGTCCATATCATTAGGTATCTCTTTAAGATAAACAAAAATAGTTGATGCACTCCTGTCCTTATAGTAGTCGTGTACCCCTGCCAATTTCATTTCTTCTGGATCATTGTTAGAAACAAAAACAATGGTATCTGTAGATGCTACAGCAAATCTAAAGCGATTAAATTTTCTATTAAAGCTATTCCTTACGTCTTCATCTAATAGATTAAAGTGATAAAACGCATGAAAGTTATCCTCTGCATCCTCATTAAGTCTTCTACCAGTCTCGGTATAAAGACTGTGCTCAGTCATAAGCGAGGAGTTGTGCTCGTTAATATTTTTAAATTTTGGTTTGATCGTCAAATACTGTTCGTCTAGCCAATCCTCAAAATCAACATCCAGGGAGTGTTTTATTTCATCTGGGTATGCAAACAACCAGTCGAATGGCGTTGAGCTTTTTCTAAGTCCACCACGGTTTAATATTGCTGGCACTAGACAGTTACTACCCATACTAATAAATATAGTCATTGTATTCTCCTAGATCAATTATACCTTATTCGTGCTCCAAGTGGGACTTGAACCCACACTGAATTGATTTTAAGTCAACTTCCTCTGCCGATTGGGATATTGGAGCGTACTGCGATTGGGGATTGAACCCAAATACTCCACTTTATAAGAGTGGCTCATTAACCTATTATGATATCGCAGAGTGGGGTGTGTGGGACTTGAACCCACGACCGACGGATTATGAGTCCGTTGCTCTAACCTGCTGAGCTAACACCCCCAGGGTATTAACTAGCCATTATCTGGTCTATAAGATTATATAAATCATTAAAACCAGTATAGTTAGGTATGTACCAGTCAAATCTATATTCATCTAATGCTGTTTCAGATGGGTGTCCGTTTACTGGTCCGTGCCCTGGTTTTGTAATACGCCAAACCTGACCACCATTAGCCCTAATAGCCTCTGCTTCGTTTCTAAACCTAGTATCTGCAAAGACAACATTCTCATGCTCTTTGGCCCTCAGAAGTCCTTGGTTGACCCAAAAATCTTTGCCAAACATTTCTCTACCAACCTCTGTTCCAAGTCGCTGCAATAGCTCCCTAGCATCACTTGACAGGCGTTTTACCTCTTCCCAACCCATATGATCTACAGCATTAGCAAGTGATGCCCCAACCATTTCATCAATACGGATCTTTGGGTCAAGCTTATACAGTGCTTCACGGATTGGATCAGCAAAGGAAATCTTTACGAACCCATAATTTTCAACAAGATAATTAGCAACTGTATCTTTGCCTACCTGTGCATATCCACTAAGACCAATAATCATAGTGCGTCATCATCTCCATCATTTAAATACCAGATACTAACCAAAACTACTAGGATTGTTCCTGCAATAAATCCAGCGATCACTTTAGATTGCTTCCACGATTAATTCCAGCAATGTATCCTGCCTGGAATGCCTTAATCTCAATTTCTGAGGGTAGTACAGTAAGGCCTGAAATCCACTTTTCCATATCAGCCTTTGCCTTACGAATGATTGCAGCAAGTTCTGCATCTTGTTTACGCTTTTGAT